GTCTACAGTCAGTCCTGGAACAGAGAGTAGGTTCATATTGATGTATTCTGGATCAGCCACAGTGTCAATTGCGCGCTTAAATGTGTGATAAGCGTAAGAGTTGTCTTCTGTGGGAGTGCTGATATCAGTAATGCCCTTATTATAGAGTGGGTCGGGCTTCGTAATATCGAACCCGTCAAAACCACCCCAGAAAGGTGCGGTGAAACGATCATATCCTGCATTCAGGAGTGTTTCGTATGTGTTGGTGCCGCGCGCAGTAGAGCTTAGCCCAGACTTGCGGGAACCAGAGGCATAAGTGTATACGCTATCTACAGATGCACTCACGTTGTCCATAGTAAAGACGTATGCATATCCTTCGATGACAGAAGTGGAAGTATTGTAAGATGCTCCAGTCGTGTCAACGGGAAGTCCGGCTGCGGTACCCAATGAAGAGTACCATAGGCGATGTGGATCGGCAACACTCTTATCGGGAGTTGTGCTTGTGGCTGTTCTAGTCACTTCCATGCCGAAGTAGGCGTTGGTTGGGTCAGAAAGACCGCCGTCAGTTGCTTGATTGCGCAGGCGAACTTCTGGGAAGTTAAACGAGCAGGTAAGCATGTTGGAGGCAACGTCAGAGTAGGGTCCCCATGATGAGCTAATAGCCATACCGTTTGTGGTGGCGAAGTTTGCGCCGGGTGTGGCTGAACCAACCCCCAGAATTGAGTATCCTAACGATGCAGAGATCGAAACCGCCGGCTGGGCCGACACATCGCGGAACTTGGGAGGACCAAAATAGCCGAACGGTAACAGAGTTTCAAGGCCGCCGGCTCCGTCAGCAATTGCTGAATCCATTTCTATGCGGACAAACTTGGAAAGATTTGGATAATCTCCGATAGTACTAAGACGCCGCGTTGTGGCATCCCATTTTTGATATTGGGTACCAATCTTGCGCGCGATGTAATTCGGAGAAGTGGGGTTTAGAGTAAGGTTATCAAAACGCTCAACAACCACAACAGCGTTGTCGGTGTCGAGGAGGGAGCGCAAGACAAGCGAGAAGGTTCCGTATTCTGAAGTCGAGTTAGACGACTGGCGGATTTTCTCTATAGAAACCTTGATGTTCTTCTGCAGCCACTCACCGTGCCCTCGTCCAATAAGACGGAACAGCTTTTGGGCTTGAGGAGCAGAAAATGATGTGGCGGTGCCTAGATCCTGACCAACAAACCATCCTGCGACTGCCTCTTGAGAAGGAATACCAAGCATACGATCGGGACCTATCGCGCGATCAGAGGCTGCGTATGTGCCGCCGCCTGTAGATCCTGAACCGAGCCCAACGACAATTCCAAAGAGTTGTGAGCCGCCGGTGAGGCTTCTTTCACGAAGTTCTTGCTCAAATGTTTCACCAAGCCAGTAGTCTTCGTGCGAAGCAGAAGCGTAGAATGCCCCTTGGGTGCTTGTTAGCTGTGGGTTAGTATTAAAGCGTTTACGGGCAAAAAGATCACTATCATCGTCAAAGTTGAAGCTGATGATTTTTTCACCTTCGATGGCGCCGGAAACAACTACCTTGAATACGCCGTTAGTATCGCTAGCGATCATGGTGCATGCGGATTTAGCATGCGACACTGCAGCGCCTGGGCCGGCTACAGTTCCCGATAATGCAACAGAACCACTCTGTACGTACCAGATAGCTGCTAACTGTCCACCATTAGCGCCTATGAAGCTGGTGGCTGGATTAGTACCACTTGGAAACAGAAAGAGTCCCATCGCACCACCGCCGGTGGTGTCGTGATTTTTTGGCACCCCAGTTGTTCCCCACCCTGCGCGGCCGGTTGAGCCGTTGTTGGTTGTGGTCTGTTGTCCGAGAAGTCGGACGTATGTTACTGGTGCTACGTTTGCGCGCATGAAAGCCTTGGCTGCATACGTTCCGTACATGGGTGATTGGTAGTTTCCATCGCGGTAGATGTCGCCACCAGCCTTACCGGGGACGGCATCTCCAAACATATTGACAAAATCTGAATAAGATTCAACGGTGACGGGCTGCATTGCGAGGCCGCGAGTTGACCGCCCGATAACAACGGGCCCTTGTGCTGTTGGTGTCCGGGGGATGAAAGAGTTATCAATTTCGTTGATAAACACTCCAGGAGATACAAACTTAAAGCTTTTTACTGACATTTTATGGTTCCTCTTTTGAAAAGCAAGCGTATTTGATGCCTAATCATACTTTAAATAGTATTTTCAATCCCAAAAGGATAGGCAACTTTTGATATTCCAGTTCCTGAACTAATCTTTCCCCCACAAGTTATAGTTTCCTGCAGGAACAACTGATTCTTGTGGAAAATGGTACTCAACTGTGTTTTCGTCAATTCGAACAATCGGGCGGTCATCATTAGTTCCTTCCCCAATCAAGTATCCCAATATGTTTATGGTAATCTCGGTAGTAAATTGACGTTCGTCGTCTCCCAGCGACGCGATGTTATTATTGTGAGCAAAGCTCTGTTGAACAAACGCTTCATAGCGATGATTATTGCGCTGCAAAATAAAAGAATTGATTTGGCCAGGTCTGGCAATGAATGGCGCAATAAGATCATTCATTTGTTGTTGATATTCAGTTTTGATACTAATCTTATAGTCAACGCTTATATAAACCGGGATTGGTATAGACAAAGTTTGTATTACTACTTTTTGGTTTACTCTCGGATAATAGCGCTGATCTGTGCCACCAGTGTTGGTTCTTGTCCCTGCGGCAACCGCGAAGTTACGCGTCTTGTCGGGGACTATTCTTTGTGCCACTACAAATCGGCCGGCTCTACCGTTCTTATCAGGAGAATAAATCTGCGCTTGAAAAGATCCTTTGCGACTTGGGTCTTTGGAGATAGCTGTTCGTTCTACACTAAGAACAGGTAGCACAATGTTTTTGCCATCTCTCAAATCTTTGGAATGCTTGACCTGGAACGATCTTTCGGGTACCTGCCATAAAACTGGGACTCTTTTAAAGCCTTCGTTCGTAATTGTGGAGAGATCCAAGTCTTCCTTGAGCCAGGACACTAAAGAATAGTCTATATCTTCTATGGTAGAAGCTAGCATCCCTAGTTCTTCTAAAAAGTATTCTCCCGAACCGGTCGGAAGCATGGCAAAATCAAAATTATCAGGTAGCATCGAATAGTCCCTTTCTGGCGCGCTTACATGTCGCCACCACTTCAAAAGTGTGGCCGACTTGACCGAATAGCTTGCGCGGCTCTTCTATTTTGGTCATCTCATAATATGTATCGCCATATAAAACAAAATCACCTTCACGAACGAACAAGTCTTGATCTTCTGTGAGTCTTCGATGATGAAAATAAACCGTGATCACGCTACTGTGATCAACGCCAACGTCGTTCATATAAGTTGTTGCTTCTTCGTCAAACTTAACAAGTGCATATACTCGGACAGGGGGCAGGAAGGTTTTTTCAACCGCTTCGCCATATAGGTCATGAAATTTGGTGCGGGCCATATCAATAGAATAATAGAGGATCTGCTGTCCTATAACCTTTTCTACTAACTCATCGTTGACCTGTTTAACCAGATCTCGCTCTTTCTTACCTAAGAATAGAGGTGGCGGGGGTGCAGCGGGTCTTTTCCATTCATTAGACATCCCTTATCACCCTACAAAGATTGGCAGCGGTGTAACTTTCAAGACGTTTGTGGCTGCATCAGTAATTTCCTGATCTTGCTTGGCAAGTGCAACGTATTCGGTCTCTTTAAGCATTTCTGCCAACTTCTCCTTTAACTGCTGTTGCTCTTCTTTGGCTTGTGAGAGGAGTTCGCTGTGGTTCAGCGTCACGCTTTCGCCTGGAATTGGGATAGTGGTGAATTTACCTCTAATTTGCCCTAACATCTCCTTACAAAGAGCTAATGAATACTTTCGAATCCACTGTTTACCCATTGAGTTGATATTTTGGTAGGGAACATTATCGAAAGGTAGCGTGTTGAGGTTGTTGACTCCTTCAATGCCGGTATCAATAACCCCATCCATCTCATAAGGCTGCAGATCCACATAGAATTTGACCCAGAACTTGTCGTCTTGACTTGAAAAGCCATAATCACTTGGAGTGGGATATAGACGAAGTTTGTTGTTGATTAATTCGAAAGAAAAGTGTGATGTACGAGTAAAGATAGAGTCCTCATAAGCCATGGCTTGCATTTTATTCTGCCAGGTGGGTATTACTTCAAACGTCGAATCATCTGAAAATTGTCCGTAGGTACTATAATTCCCCACCACGTTCAAACCCCCATAATAGCCGTAGAATCTCCACATGGCACGGGGCGTGATATAGTAAACCTTAGTAATAATGACGCGCTTGTTTCCAACCTTACCAGCGAACGGCACAACGTTGCCACTATCGTCGGCGCCGGTGGCAGAAGATGCTGAAATAATATTCTGAATATCATAATCTTGTACATCTTTAACTGGCGTAAAGGAGGCGGAATATTGGGGGATAGTACCACCCATTCCTCCAGCCGCGGCGGCCGCGTCGCCGACTCGTCGTGAATAACCCAGCGAATAGCGGGGATACTTAAGATTTGAGCCTGATGGGCCTGTGAGGATATTTCCTTTGTGGTCAAAAGAGGAAGTAGTCGAACCAAGCACAGTGGAAAGAACGTTCTTTCCCTGATGCAAATTGATAATATACGAATATTCTAATACCGCTTCCTCATACGCTGCATATACATTATTGGCCGTTAACTCAATATCAACAACATCGCCACCAAGTTTCT